TTCAATATCGTCTGCAATAATTAAGTCACAGTCACGTGATAGAATCTTACCTCCTTTACCTACAGCTACCATTGTCGGTGATTTAATACCGGTAACTGTTCTAGTACCAATAGTAAATTGTCCTGATGACCAAGACTTACCTGAACGTATTTTAGGTTGGAATTTTTCTCCTGGACCGTTTATTTCTTCATTAAGTTGTTCATTATTTTCTAAATGGTCTAACACAGCACCTACTGCATTTTTTGCTATATCTTCGTTACCACCAACCCACATAATTCTTATATTAGGATTTTGACATATTTGCCACACAGCAAAGTGTGTAAGTAAGTCTGTCTTACCGTGACGTGGTGGACTTAGTATCATTTGTTGTTTACCGTTTTCTATAGCATCAACAATACTGTTTATCCATTTTTCGTGAAAGTCTGCTGTCTCGTATAAGTCACCTGTCTCAGTTTTAAAATATCTATCTCTAAACTCTTTAAAATCTTTTAATGATTGTTTAGCAGCTTTAGACATTTTCCAATTTTTTTGTGCTTCAAAATTTTCTTTGTCTTCTTTATAAGCAGCATACATTCTTGTAATTTGACTTCTATCTATTTCTAATAAGTCTGCTACTTGTTGATGTGTTTTCTTTTTGTTTTCTATATCTGCTGCATAGTACTGAACAAAATCAGGATATTTAGCTCCACGTGATTTTGATTCAGCAGTGTTAGATGTTTTAGTATTTTCTGTATCTAAACTTTTTATATAACTTACCCTACGTCTGCATTCAGGACTACAATACTTTCCGCCTTTAACTGCTTTTTTTCTGCACTGTTCGCCTTTGTATTCATTACGTAAACAAGTTGGTCTAGGCATTGTATTTACTTATTAGCAGCCCACATATTATCAACTAAGTTTGGATATTTTCTACCAGCTCTTTTTGCTCTAGCTCTTGCTTTATCTTTTTGAGCAGCAGTCAATGGTTTTGATTTACCAAGTGACTTCGGTCTTTTTTTATCCCATACTTCTTTTTTCTTAGTCATAATCTCCTTACCACGCTTTGCAAGACCAATATCTTGCGGTTGTCTTATCCTTAGCTGTACTACATTTGTGCCTGGCACGAAACGAAGCTCTAGCTTCAGGATTGTTTTTTCTTATTTTCATATTAGGGTCGCCAAACATTATCTTCTTGACTTTCCCATTATCCATTACAAAGACTTTAGATTTCTTGCGACCATAACCTGGTTCGCCTTTACGAATAGGACTAGGCGAATTTAATTTAACTTTCATTCCCCGCCACTCCGCCATTAGTTACCTACAGCCTTCTGTGCTCTTTGATGAGCTTGTGTAAATGTTGCACCACGCATCATACTGTTACGCATATACTGCATATGTTTTTTTGTATGATGTTGGCTATGTTTTTTCATTGTCTGTTGCTGCCTTGTTGTAAGACCAGACATATCTATACCTTTAATTTTCACCACTACCTCTTTTTCTTTTTACCTTTTTTCTTCATAGTTTTTTTATAACCATAACTACTCTTTGGCATTTGTTCTCCTAACTATACTATATCTTGTATGAGTGATTATATAAAAGGAAATAAATATCCTAATTACAAACCCTCTACTTCCTATAGTAGTGGAAGAATTTGTTTGGAAGAAACTTGCGATACTGTTATATCAAAATATAACAAGTATAGATATTGTAATCACCATAGAACTAAAATTTATCCCCGAATCAAAGGTAGAAGAAAGCCGGAGGGTTTACAAGAACCGGAGGCGTAAAAAAAATTTTTTTCCATACCCTAGTCACCTAGGGTTTAAGAAAGGGGCATCTTTATGAATAAAGACTATCAACGAGGTGTTGATAATTTAATTAT